ATCTTCAACATCCCTAGTATAAACACTGTCTAATGGCTTGCCATTAAAGGTAGCCACATCGTCTGTTTCCATAGTCAATTCACTGCCATCAGAGAATTGCCAAGTCTTAGAATTGTTTGTTAGATCAGTTACTTTATCAACAGCATAATCGTCCAACTGTTGGATGTAATAATCATAATCAGGATCAGCGGAACTTAATGTGCGCTGACCCCCAATTAAGTCAAAGCCAAGTTCCTCTGTCCACCCGCCAGCCATTGTGTCAAAATCTGGCTCTGCATATCTATCTATTGCAGAAACACTGTTTCTATAAAACTTAGCTATGGCCTCACTGTCGGTAAAATACAGCCCGTGTCCATATGCCTGCGCGCCCTCGCCAGTGCCAATCTTTTCTAGCTTAAATTCATCAAAGTCTGCGCCAGAACCGTGAAACGCAATGATGCCCGGCTCAGTCTCAGTTGGCGGCACAGCAGTAATTGGGTTTTCTTTTGTTGGCTTTTGCAACGCTTTCTGAGCGCCGACAATAGCATCATCAATAGGTGCCATAGGATCAACGCCCATACCAAGCGTCACGCCCTTGCCGCGTTCCGCTATACGCGCTGGCGCACCTTCTGCAATAGCCTCACCGGCCGCAACGACGCCCTTACCAGTAGCCGCAGCGCCTTGACCAAAGCCAAACAGGCTGCCCATTTCTGCGCCTTGCATGAAGCCTTGCTTTACATCATCAGGTATGCCCGACTGCGTAGCCCAATCATCCAAAAAACCTAAAGTTGCGCCAGAACCAAATTTGTTTGAAACCTCTTCGACTTGCGTAATAAACGCATCGAGGCGGCCTTGATCATCATCTGGGAATGCAGCTTTATATAAACCTGTCGCCAAAGCGGCTATGTCGCCCGGCGCACCAACAAGGCCAGCCACCTTACCCGGCACAAAGCCAGCCATAGTGCCGCCAACCTCTGCCTCGGTTACTGGCGCACCAGCCGTCTCAGATAACGCGTAAATGTCGCGATACCCACCAGCGCCCATAGCCTGCATTTCTTCAAGCATTTGAAGGCGTGACCGGCGAATACCTTGCTCGTCAGTTTCAACAGAGATAGGTGCGCCTGACTGGTGCAAGTCCATAGTGATGCCAAGTTCTTTGCTTATGTCAGTCATTACTCGCCCCGCAATTCTTTTAATTCACGCGCATCTTTTAACAATTCAGCCAATGCACTCATGTCTGTGCCACTTGAAAAAAAGCCCGGTTTAACAGGGTTTGATTGCAACGCCTGCGCTGCCGCAATCAATTCGTCTAAATCAGTAATCGTTTTGCCAAATAAAGATTTTGATGCTTTATTTACGTTGTTTTGTATAGCTTTAATCGCGGCCTGCTTATCTGGATTAACTGTTGGGTCGGTTTTTTCTTTTTCAATAATTTGTTGTGCGTAAGCAATAGGATCAAACGCGGGGTCGGCGTCTATCTTCAAAATCATGTCACTGCGGTGCTTTGCAAATTGTCTTAAATTTTCTGGCGCTTTTCCCTGCTTGCCGCGAGCCAAAAGCTCTGGTTTACCATAGAAATCACTTAGCACCTCAACGGCGCGATTAAAGCGTTTGTCGCGTTGCGTTGTTAAGTCGCCAAACAAACGATCCATTGTGGCGCGTGTGATTTCGCGGTCAGTATACGCGTCAAGAATATCGTCCTCTGTAAGCTCGCGCCGCATCGCCATTCTGTCTAATTCTGAAATCCGATCAGCACTGTCAACGCCGCCGTCAGTTTCCATAACCTTGTAAAATTTGTCGGCTTTTTCTGGGGCAAGACGCTCAAGTATTTTGACCAAAGGCTCTGCCGCCTCAAAATTTCTATCGCGAATTGCTTGCGTAATTTCTGGCGTCAACATTTCAATCTTGTCATTGCGAATGCGCTCGTCTTGACGGTCTTGCGCCTCATAAAGCGATAAGGTTTCTTTTTCTTGGTCGATATAAGCCTTGCGCAACGCAACCTTTTCATCATCGTTTAAGACGGCGTAAAGCGCAGAATATCTTTCTCCAAAGTCACCAGCTAATGCGGCGCGGGCATTGCTGGGCTTTTTCATGTGATCTAACAAAACGCCAATCTTTGCCTTTGAAACCATTTTTTCAATTTCGGCAGATTGTTTCTCACCATAGGTTTTGCTGCCAGTGTTGATTGCAATGTCTTTAGCTTCAAAAGCAGCAACGGCTAATTGACCTAATATTGATTCAATGTCAGCGTCTTTTTGTTGCAAAATGGCCTTAAACTCTGCTGGCTTTTGAGCAAGCACTGCATCCGCTGTTGCAATCTTTTGCGTCTGATAAATCGTTAATTTGTTTTCAAGGGCAGACTTATAAAGCGTTGACGCGCTAGAATTAACTGTTGCTGAATATTTCAATCCTTGCGATGGGTCAATGCCAGCAATCAATTCGCTGTGACCAGAAATCATATCAGTTAAGTCATTGCGCATTTTAGAAATGTCAATGTCTTGACCGGCTTTGATCATTGCAGAATAGCTAGATATTTTTTTGTTAGCTTCAATTTGCAGCTCAGTCGTAAGCTGCTGGGCGGCAGTCGCAGTCGTCACCGCGCCAAATATCGTATCTGGATCGCCGACAATTTCTTCAATGTCACGACCCTGAGAAATTGCGTCTTGGATTTGCTCTGCCGTTACCGGGTTTTCAAATGCGTACTTTGCCGCCTCACGCTTGGTTGATGCTACTTTTTTGTCGTAAGCATACTTAACCATTTTGTCTAGGCTCTTGCCAATGCTGCGGTAAACCTCACCCTGCGCACGACCAGCCGACACAAAATCAACATCAGGGATAGATGGTATCGAAACCCCTAATGGGCGATATTTAGGTAACTCTGCCATTACAAGCCCCCGCCAGCGCCCAGAACATCATCGGCGTTTGTTAAATAAGACCCGCCTGTTGTAGCTGTTGATTTTGGCGCACCGCCAAATCCAGCCGCCATAGTAGCAATATCAAATATTGCACCAACTGTCTCAGCTTGTGCGCGTTTTAGCACGGCCTTCGCCTGCATTTGATACTGCATTGCCCGCGCTTCACCAGCACCAAAGGCAATAATTTCACCATCCCGACTATTATAAATTTCTGTTGCGCCTTTTTTCTGGGCATATAAAGCAAGCGCCCTTGCGCTGCCGCTAAATGGATCAATGCCGCCAGCGCCAGCGCGGGCGTTGATAGTTGCCTGCGTTGCCAAAATATTATCCATAACGGCAATGCCCTGCTGTTTATATTTGAGAACCTCTGACCGCGCCTGCACTTTTGCGTAAGCGCCTTGGGTAACTAGCGCCTTTGCCTCGGTCTTGGCTATGTTGCCTGCAAATAATCCGCTCATCTTATTGCCCTATACTAATTTTGTAATCAATACCAAGCAGGGTCATCTTTAGTGGAACCTCTTGCCCGATTGTTATTTGCCCATCGTAAGTATACCCTAAAATGCCGTGCAATGTCTTGATGCCAGTATATTCAGGCACGGCACTGCCAAATACGCCTGTGCCAAACTGCCGGAACGGTATCAGCTTGCCATCAATCGTCAGCGATTGCGTCTCAAACAATTCAGCGTTTACCTCAAAGATACGCTTCTTAAAGCCCTTTAGGGAGCCGCTGGGCAGGTTTGGCTCAACCGGCAGTGTCTTTACCTCTGGCGTAAAGTTAAGGCCAACCTGATAGCTTGTAGAGGCCGCTGTGGCAAATGTCACTGTGAATGGTGTGCCGGGTACAGTCTGATCAGGCTCAATGATGCCGTCGCGGATAATCTTAACTGTTTTGCCTTCGAGATGCGTCATGTTTACTGACGCCGCTGCGCCGCCAACAATTGAGCAATCAAGCAGCGCATCAGGGTCAAATATCTCAACGTAATAAACATCGGCGCTATTTACGTTACGTTTTACCACAACATAAATATCATCAACGTCAACGCCGATATTTATAAACTCGCCATCGGTTGTCCACTCTGACGGCGCAATGACGTTCTGGCTGCGTAGCAATGTGTAACAGGCAATGCTGCCGTCGTCGCCATTTACCAGCATCAGGCGGTCGCCCTCATCGGTTGACGTTGCGACGCGCACCGCCATTTCTTCTGGTGTCTTTAACAGATGCGATGACAGCAAGGATATCTTTGATGACGTGTAAGCCTGCACCGCGTCACTAAAGATAAACTCTTGGATTGCCTTACCCTGACGCTGAATAAACAGCGTTGAGCCGTCCACGTTCTGCAACCGCAGCCCGGCCTTTGCGCCAAATGCAGTCTGTTGTTTGACGATCAGATTTGTTGGCGTGATCGGCGTGTCTAGTGTTTGCGGCACATAAAACTCAGCGCCGGTTGTAAATATCTGCAAGTGACGGCCAGAGTAAATATCAACAATGGCGTTAAAGGTGCCGGTGTCTAGCGTCGCCTCAACAGCCGCATCATCGAGGCTCTCGCCCTTATCAAAGTTGAAAAAGTCAGAAACCCGCGAGCCCCAGATAGTTGATGGGCGCTGCTTGCTGCCGCCAAAATATAAACGGCCTTCGTGGAATGTGACGCTGCGCGGCCAGCCGCGTGTCGATGACCACACATCCTCATAGCCGTGTTCTGTCTCAAAGTCTCCGGCATTGATTGTGCTAGTGTCAAAGAATGGTATTTCGACGTATGCCTTAACCTCAGTGTCGCTAACAAACTGGGTGATCCGCGCACGGCCAAAACCATTTAAAGCGACGACAAATTCATCAACCATAGCCGTGCCAAACGCCTTGACGCTGTACTGGCTGGTCGCATCAGGCTGGGTTGTCCAAGCCGGGAACACTGTCAGCACTTTAGTTGACGCGACGTAATCCTCAACGTGCCGCACCTGACCAGCACCAGTACCGCCGGTAATCCGAATAAACATACCATTAGGCGCATCGTCTGTTGTGTAGCTACTAGCGGCCTTTAGCGTTATTGTATCAGCGCCGCCAGCCTGCGCTGTGCCGGTGTCAGTCGTGACGGCAGACGCGGTTAGCGTTATGTTTCCTGATGTTGCGCTCGGCGTAATATTGTAAGCCGGGATGTGCGTATCGATATCAAAGGCATATTTAGGCACAAAGCTAAACGTGATTGTGCTGGCCGTCCAATCGCTGTCTGTTGCGCCGCGCAAAATCCTGACTGGCTCTAAATCCTCATGCACGACAATCACAGTGTCAGCGGATTGCACCCAGTTCATTTGTGGCAAGATTGCGCTAGTCAGGCTGGCAATCGTCAAATAGTCATTGCCGCTTCCATTGATGTTTGTAATTTGTGCGCCGTTTTTAAACACATACATTTTGCCGGGCGTAAATACCAGCATATAGCTGTCGGAGACGCTAAACTCAAACGACACCATCCGCACTGCATCAGCCGCGCCGCTGTCTAGCTCGGCAACGAACTTTGTGCCGTCACGACGCTTTGCGCCGCCTTGCGGCTGGATGCTGACATTTCTAGCTGTCGATAGGCCAGATTTATATTGGCTAATATCAGTACGCGCCCGCAGCTTTGGATCAAGCTCACCAGCCGTAAAATCATTCTGTATCTGAATGATGCGGCTCATGTTAGTACCTTATATCTGAAATCGGGAACTCTTGTATTTGCTGTGCTGGCCGGTCAGCGCCGTCAATGTTAATGGCAACGCGCACCAGACCGCCGCGCATATTTTCTGCTGGCGCACCATATGCCTTTGCGTGGTAATAATCAGCCTTGGTAATCTGATCAGTGATAGGCTCGGCAAATTCTGCCGCGAGCGCCATCTTTAACAACCGCACAAAATATGGCGGGAAAGCGGCAGGCTCTGGGCGAAATTGGTAATCAATCCAGACATCTTCATAATTTGTATAAAGGCCGAGGCTGTAAACCTCAAAGTCACGCACCGGCAGCGCACCAATTGCGCCTGTGTTAAATACAGCCTTTGGGTTTCCAAGGATGTCGCCGGGCAAAGCGTAAGTATATTTCCACTCGTTGATCGGCGTACCGGCAAGCTGCGCAAGCCTGACCTTTTTGACTGACCAAGAATAAGCATATTGCATTAAGAGGGTATCGCGCACGTCGTCATAGAGACGGTCAGCGATTTGTGCTTCATCGGTGCCAGTCGCAAACGATGAAAGCGGGGCAGCGCCCAGCATGATCAGAGCCTCGGAACATATAGAAAGTTTGGTATCGCCCTGCGCCATTACGCCACTCCAAAATGGGGAAATGGGGCGGCTTGCGCCGCCCCACTATTATTAGTCTGTGTCGGTCATTGCGATGGCTGTGCCATCGGTCACGTCGACCACACCAGAAGCGTTTGACGCCACCATCACAATTGACAGTGTTGGTGTCGCGCTGTCGTGAACAAAGATCACGTCGCCGACTGCCAGAGTGTCTGACAGATCATTGAAATAACCCGCTGTGTTCACAGTCGCAATCGCGTCTGCTGATGTGTAAGTGTACATTGATGGTGCGTTGCCTTTTTTAGCTGCACCGATCACGTTCCAACCTGCTGAAGAGAAAGCCATTGTCTAAACTCCTTTCTATTCAGTTGCGCTGATGGCAACGATACCTTCGGCGTCAATGGCTACTGCACCAGCAGAGAACATTGAAGCTACAAGGAACGATGTCTTTTCAGCAACGTAGTTGATTTCAGTCTTTTGGTTCATGCCAATGCCCATACCGACTGCATCTTTATGGAATGCAAAGCAGGTGCGGGTTGATGGCTTTGGCAGGCCGCCTTCGTCGCGGTCGCCAATTGTGATGAACTTAAAGCCAAGGAAGGTATCAAGCTGGCCTTGAACAAGAGCTTTAACGGCAGCGTAATCGCTAGATGCGATCTTGGTGTCGTCAAGCAATGCAGCCAGACCTGATGCGTGGATCAGCATACAGCGATCCTGTGCTGGTACGTTGCCAGTGTCGAGAAGCTCTTTAGCCTCAAGCAACTTAGCAAGGTTCATGTTTGTACCCGCGCCACCAACTGTTGTAGCAACAGTCAATGCTGTACCAGAGCCAGACAGCGCATCAATCACTAGCTGATCCATACGACGCCCGATTGCACCTGACACTACCTGCACCAATTCACGACGCTCATCAAAGTTGATTTTCTGCTGTGAAAAGATGTCTGAGTATTCAGCAGCAATGTAGTCTGACATTGTTGCGGTTACTTGTGAGTACGACACATTCAGAGGTGTTACGTCTGTCTGTGGTACGCGAATGGTCGCGGTTCCCTTACCGATTTTTGGGAACTTGACCTGAGAGCCTTCGACATTTGTCCGCTCACGCACTACGCCAGCAAGGGCGCGTTGCGCTTGGTATGCCTGTTTAACCTCGGCATCGAACAACTGTACAAAAGCATTGGAAACGCCTACAGCCATTTCTCTATTCCTTTGTAAAAGTTAAAACACGATTTGACGCCAAACAGGTATCCTAAAAGGGCTGCGGCTTGGGCATATACGCTACGCCCCCAAGCGGGTCAAACAGGCCGCAAAGCGGGTATCTGTCAATAGGGATTGTATAAGAAAAAGCGAGGGCTGTAAACAACCCTCGCAATTGGTTAGATTGTTGAATATTCATCGTTACCGTAGGCTTGCTCAAAGAGCTTTTCAACTTTGGCACGATACGCCGGGTCGGTCTGATATTCTGGCTTTCCGACCATTGACATCAATTCATCTTTTGACGGCGCACCAGCGGCAGGCCCAACATCAACAGGGATGGTTTTGTCGCCGTAGTAATTGCGAACCTTTTGCAAGGCTTTCATGCCTTGCGCCGTGCCACCCATAATGCGGAACTCTTCAAAGTCATCCGCTGACCAGACGCCCTTGCGAACCAGCCCCGACGCCCAGTCGGTCATTGACTTAATAACAACGTCGGCGTTCTTGCCGAGCTTTTCGTATTCTTCCTTATACGAAATTTCTGCGGCCTCTGCCTCATCGCCAGCCATTGAGATGAACTTGCTGGCAAGCTCTTCAAAGGCTGCTTGGCTTACGCCATTCTCTTTAGCCCAATCCTTGTATGTAGCGTAAAGCTCGTCATCCTCTGGGATGCCTGCCTCTTTAAATACGCTATCATCATATTCCTCTGGGGCTTTGTGCTTGCCTTGGCTAAATTTCTTTTGCAATTCAGCATAGGCATTTGCCAAATCTTCCGGCTGGTTAAATTTTTCCGGCAACCACTCTGGCCGGGCATCAGCCTCTTCAGATGCAACTGCATCACTTGCAACCGTCTCATTATCAGGTTTGATGTGTGAGATTGTTTCTTCTGCTTGCTGCTGGTTATCGTCGCTCTCAATTTGAGCATCGGCCAGCAGGCCATCAGTTTCGTTCATAGTGATCTCGCTCTTTTCATGCGCCGCTCAATTTCTCTGACCAGACTATTCTGGCCTTCTCTAGCATAACCGTGTGAAGCATCCTCGCCGGGATACCACGTTGGCTGCTCTATCGTCAGTGACCTTAGATGAGTGAGCAGCTTTGCCCCATCGTCACTGGCGAACACGCGCAAATAGAGACGATCAACATCGTCTTTATCTACCTGCTGTTTTTCTGCAATTGTCGGGTCTACGTTTTGTAGACCTTCCCACCCTGTCGCGTTCATATTACACCCCTTCTGGCGGTGCCTCACCTTGCGGCATTTCGCCCGCCTCTGCTTGCGCCGCCATCTGGGCGGCTTCCATTGCCTGCTGCATCATCTCGGCGCGTTCCTCTGGCGTAGTGCGTAGGCTCGCCGGAATGCCGAGCTTGTCAGCAACATAGTCTGCAATGCTGCCAGTCTTGACAGCCATCTGACCCTCTGGGCCAAGGGCTGACGACATTTGCACCCACTGCATAATTTTCTCAATGTCGCCCATATTCTGAGCCTGCGCAATTGGGCTGACCGGCGTTACCTTTACCTCTAGCCCATTGACGCGCAGTGGCATCTCAATCATGCCGCGCTCATCCATCACATATAGGATGCGGCTAATCAGCGGCACCATTGTTTCTGTTATGAGACGACCAAAGGCAGACCCAAGGTTCTGCGCCAACTCTTTCATGCGCTCGGCAATCTCTGTGGCTGACCGGGCTGACATATTATCTGGCGGCAGTGTGTCGTCGAGCAAAATCTTTTTCACGTTCATGCGCAAATCATTGATGATGATCTGCGACACGTTGAAATCACCAGAGCGCGGCAACATCCGCAGGCTCTCGCCTGACGGCCCGCCGTTACGCGCAACAGGGATAATTGCACCCGGCGCAATGCGAATTGCCTGCGGGTTTAGGACGCCGTCGTCAGCCGCCGTGTAAACACCGGCAATAGACAAGCTGGCATTTTTCAGCAACAACTCTAGCGTTTTGTTTAGCGTCTTGATGTCAGGAATAGCCGTTACCAAAGGCCCGCGACCATAAACCTCACCGGCGACCTTCATGTAACGCGCCACAATCCAAGGCGACGATTTCATGCGGCGCATTAGCAAGCCTTCTTTGCCTTCAGCCCAGATGACGTGATAGCAATAGTCGCCTTCCTCTGGGTCATACAAGGTCGCCTCGACAAGCTCGATTTCTTCTGTTGGCTTGTCGTCAATCATGCGCTGCAAGCGTGGCGGGATTTCAGCGTCAGCCCAATGCTGGTTGATGGCCTCGCCTTTCATGCGCATACGCCGGTAAACGTTATCGACCTTGCCGTGCGCACCTTCCTCGATGCTGACAAGGTATTGCGGCACGGCAGTAAAGCGGATTGGCGTCAAATCATCACCGGGCTGCACCAGCATACAAGCGGTGCCAACAGCCAAGTCCAGCAAGAACTCGCCCATAGCCAAATCAAAGTTAGACTGGCGCAATACGCTAAACATTGTGTCGGCATACATATCCAGCGCAATCTGCGCCTCAATGCGGCGATCCTCTGGGATTTCTGGCCCCGGCTCTAGGCGGCACCAAGGCGCGTAAGGTGGAAACAGGCCAGACTGGATACGGTTCGCAAAGCGCTGCGTCGCATTGATGGCGGTACTGTCGAACACGCGCACCATTTTATTTTGCCCCGGAGAGCCGCCGCCCTCGTAATAGCCATCGTAAAGATTGCGCTGCGGTAAGCCGAACTCGTAGCAATCTTCGTAAATCTGACGCCAGTTATCTTTGCGACGCTGCGCCACGTCGTGACGCTTTAGGATATCTTCAACACTATGCACTGGCTTCATTCCTTTTGCTAATAGCTGCGGCCTTCTTTTTCGCGTCTGCCTTGGAGCTTGCGCCCCAAGCGCGAAGCGACAAGAGCAGGCGCGTTGGTTCGCCATTCTTATATTCCGGCCCCGGCATCCCGCCCATACGAGCCAAGAATGATGCGCGGCGCGGATTGTCGCCAGACTTGACTGGCGCTTTTAGGTTCATGCCCTCGGCTTTAGCTGAAGCCCTGCCTTTGGCATTCAAGCCGCCGGATGGGTTCTTGCCCTCAGACCGTTGCCAAGCTGGTGTTTTAGCCACGCGCTGCCCTCATGTTATCAACGAGATTTGGGTATGGACGCCCAGCCTTTGCTGCCGCCCGCATAGCCTTGCGCTTCTGTGCCGGGCTTAAACCTTTCGGCTTGCCCAAGCCCTTTGGCCGGTCTTTATCCCAAACCTCTTTTTTCTTTTCCATTACTTGCCGTAACCCTTGCCTTTTTTCTTACCCATTCTTTTTCACCTTCCCCGCCTCTTGCATTGCAATGGCGATAGCTTGCTTTAATGGCCTGCCTTCGCGCCGCAGCATAGATATATTTTTGCTTACGGCTTTCTTGGATTTGCCTTTAGCCAGTGGCACTAGGCTGACCCAAGCGTGTCTTGAGTATCACCGCGACCGCCGCCACGTCCACCCAAACGGCTGGCGTAAAGCAAACCGCGCTGGCCTACTCTGCCGCCGCGTTTCTTTCTTGCTGCGGCTGCGCCAGCTTGTGCTGCAGTTTGTACTGGCGTTGCTGGTGCAGCAATCTGATCAGCTAATTGCTTTACAGTTGTGCCGGTGGCAAGTTCTGCCATAGCAACAGTATCGGCTTTTTTCTTTGGGCCAATTCCAATTGCGCCGCCAACTTTTTTAACTACATTGCTCATATTGCTATCCTAATGTTGATTGCCTAGTTTCATCTTCTGGCGCACCAGTCAACCTTGTTGCATAAAGCAAACTGCGCTGGCCGCCCATACGGCGATCTCGGCGCTTTCTTGCTGCGGCTGCATTTTTTTGCGCCTCAGTTTGTTCCGTGGTAATAGGCGCAGGCTTTGGCGCTGTTCCTTCTTTTATCTTTTCAACAAAGGTTTTACCGCCAACCTTCATGCCCATAACTTTTTTAAACGCGCCCATAATTACGATCCTAATGTTGATTGATCTTCGGCTGTACCGCCGCGAATGCTTGACAGCAGCATACGACTGCCGCCCATACGACGTGCGCGTTGACGCGCCGCAAGCTGCTTTGCCTGCAATTGCTCTTGCGCCTCAAGGCGTTCCTCTTGCCGTTTTTGTGCGGCAGTCACCTCTGGCGCGACTTGCTCCGGCGTAGGCATCGCTGGCATTTTAGGTTTGAAAAGATTGCTCATTCGTAAATCCTTGCGAACATCATGTGATCTATACCGCCCGCACCATATTTGCGCATGACGCCTTCTGGCGTGAATTTTAACATCTTTGCCCAGCGCATCGCAAGCTCGTTTTCCACGTCGACAGTGATTTGCAATCTTTTTAATTTATGTTCTATAGCAATCTTATTGAAATATCTAATAGCAGCCCTAGTTACTG